TTGAGTCTTTGCATCTTGGTTTAATCTTTTACCATCAACGAAAATCTCAAAGATATTTTTCTTGATTCCTCGGCGAATCATATAAGATTTACTACCAACTTCAAACTCTATCTCTACTAACAGTCCACCATCATTAATAGAGTTTATTAATTGAGGTCTATTGATTCTTCGAAACGGTTTACTGAATAATCCGAAACACAAGGCGTCTAAGACGGTAGATTTACCTGATCCATTTTCTCCGACAATTAACGTGGTGGAAGTTTTATCTAATTGAATTTCTGTAAATTGATTGCCGGTACTTAATAAATTTTTCCACCTAATATTTTTAAAATATAACAATTTAATATTCTTTTAATACTTGTGGTTTTCCGGTTTGGTCAAGGAGCTGGTTAGTAAGGATATCTATGATATGTTGATTCAAAGTAACTTTCTTATCGTGGGCTTGAAGTGCTAATTTTAAAGCATCACCTTTATCTAGATCGATTTCTATTGAACTTGAATCTTGTAACACAATACCTCTACTTCTTTTTTCTCTATCTCTTTGTCTTTCTATTTCGTCCATATCATAATTTGACATTTTTTCCTTTTCTATCCGTTTTATCCGTTCTGCATATGTTTCCATTATACTGCCTCCACCGTTAATGCTTCATTATACAAATTTGTCATTAACATATTTAGCTCAACTTTTTTTTCTATATTCAATGAGTCAACATATTTACTTAAAATTGTCAGGGTATCTTGAGCTTCATCTATAATTTCATCATCTTCCATGAATTCCAAATCTGAAAAATTTTCAACTACTACTAGATTGGCAACATTCGCCGTGTACAATTTATCTAATACCGTATCAAACCAAAAGGGATTTGTTTTCTTTTGTATTACTACTTTTACATAGGCGTTTTCATATTCATTATAATCTCTTTCAGTTAATGATTCAAAAGATTCGTTACTGTCATCATAGTAAAATTTTCTAAACATTCTGTAGGGGTTCTGTATGAATTCTAACTCTCTTTTGTCTGTATCGAAGATATGAAACCCCCTGGGGTCTTTATAATCACTCCATGTTATTTCATAGGGATTTCCTAAATAATAAATTGTTCCATTGTCTGATTTGTGATGAAAATGTCCGCTCATAACCATATCAAATTTATCAAAAATCTTTGCTTCAACGCCCTCATAATTCCATGATCCGATATGGTGTTCAAACCCCTTTACTTCAAGATGTCCCATAAGAATTTGACATTGAGTATTTTTGATTGCCTTCATACATTCACCATAATTATCTTCATTTATCCACGGCATCATGAGGATTCCTAGTCCATCAAAACCTACTTCCTTTGGAGAAGAATACATCCACGGCTCAACCTTTTGTTCATGAGTCGTAAAAATTTCATGAAGAGAATTTAGTTCATTAGTATTTTTGTGGAATGTATCGTGATTACCGATAATTATATGAGTATCTACTCCCATTTTCCAAAGGCGTTCAACAAAATTTGTTCGTAAGTCGTTTAGTATCTTGAAGTTAATAAACTTTCTACGATCTACCACATCACCTAAATGAATGCAAGTCTTGATATTATGTTCTTCCAAATATGGAAAAAATATATTATCATAAAATTTTCGGAAATAGTTTAGGAATGTGAGACTGTCACCCCTTGCACCCCAATGAGTGTCCGTGATAAGGGCTATCTTCATACTATACTACTCATAAAAAGTTCTAAAGTAGTTGGTTCTGTTTTCTTTACAGCTTTCTTTTTCTTGCTTTTTTCAAAAGTGTCTACAAATTCATCTACTATTATTCTAAAATCTGAATTTTTATAATCTCCAATTGGATTAGGTACATCATTAGTTTTATCGATATCCATATATCCGGGTATCGTATCATAGGTTTGCATACTTTTATATTTTATATATAATTGTTTTTTCTCTTTTTGAATTCTTCGAATGAAGGCATAATAAATTATTTGAGTAAAATATGCAAAAGGGTTATTTGATTTTTCTGGATTAAAATTATGGATATAGTGTAGACAATTTTCTATTCCATCAGATATCATATCATTTTTAAATGCATAATTTATAAAATTGGGACGGAAAGATAATCGTTGAGCTATCTTTAAAAATACAGAGCCTAAGTATTCTGAAATTTGAGGAAGAGGCTTATCATTTTTCTTTGCATTGTCATATTCACTTTTATATTGGATCATTGCTTCTAAAAATACAGCATTGTCCACATAATGGGCTTTATTGCCCTTATTTTTTCTTCTTGCCATAATATTAAACCTTTTTAAGTTAATGTTGTATACTCATTATATCACACAATTTAAATATGTCAAGTATGAACAAGGGGGTATTGACTTTTCAGGAAAAGATGATATAATAAAGTGTTAAACGCAAAAGGTGATTCTAATTCATATATCCATTTGGTTCAAAATCTCTTAAAAGAGTTGACATTTTACTTAGTTCTTGCTCTTGGTTGTGGGAATTATCTTCATTTACAGAATTTAAATATAAATCTTGATAATTTTCTCCTAGATCTGAAACAGACATAATGCTTCTTGTAGATAATGGTATCTGTGTATGATCTGTAAAGGGTAGCCATTTTAGTAATGCTAATGATGTTTCCCTTTTTTCATCATCAAATTTCATTAAAACTTTCATTGGCCAATGTAATTCTAAATAACCACTAGTTTTACTGTTATCAGTCACTAACACTTTTGAAAAAAGTATTTCTCCATTATCTAATTTTATAACCTTTAAGTTTTCTTTGTTTAATTCTTCCATTTATTCCTTAAGTGGAATGTTGTGAATCTTATATGGAAATTTCTCTTCATCATATATTTTCACTCTATCTTCATGATGTCGATAAGCATAATTTTTTCTATTCTTCCATCTCAAATCATCTGCAATATCGTATAGTACAGTTTCTTGGTTGCTGTCCGACAATCTCAGGCCTCTACCTATAGATTGTAAGTTCCTAATACGAGATTTAGAAGGACTAGCGAACACAATGTTATGAAGATTCCTAATGTTGATGCCGGTACTGAATACACCATAACTGGCCACGATGATTGCGTCAGTTTCTTTTTCTGCAATTGCCCGTATTTGTTCTCTTGTATCGGTTTCTGTTCCACCATGTACAAAGAAGATTTTTCTAGATCCAACATCTATTTTCTCCCAAAGTAAATCGTATAAAATACGTCCATGTTTTTTGACTAATCTAAAGAGGAGCAAAGTATTACCTTCAAGAGATAATACTAGGTTTCGTATATATTTATTTCTTTTCTCATGTCCCACCAAAAATTCTATCTCATCCGCATACTTAATTTTTCTAAATTGTTCACATATTACATCAGGATATTTTAATACTATAATATCTATACGAAATGACGCCAGTTGTTTTTGATCAATTAGTTTCTTAGTTGTTGTTACCTTATAAACCTTACCAAATAGACCCTCAAGTACTAATTTGTGAGTTTGCGTTCCATCTAATGTTCCTGTAGTACCAATTCTGTATTCTGCATTTGTACACTTGGTCATGATAGATGTAAGAGACTTTGACTTGAATCCATGTGCTTCATCACCTATAACTAACTTATATGGTTCGAAAAGTTTCTTTCCTAGTTTATAAATGGATTGCCATGTAGAGATAACTACTTGTTTATCTGACACTTTATCTTGTCCTGCGTAGACTTGGTGACAAAATTTTGCGGAATCCCATCCATATTCTTGAAAGTCTGCATACAACTGAGAAACTAAAGAAGTGGTAGGTACGATTATGAGAGTCTTAACGTTAAGTGCTCGTACAATTAGATAGATGATTAGGGATTTTCCACTTGCGGTAGGAGATACCAACAGACATTTTTTATATGACAAAGCATGGTGAAATCCTTCGAGTTGATAATCTCTAGGTTCAAAAGGTAACTTTAAGTCATCAAGGAAAGCTTGATTTTTTGCTATTTTTCTAGGTTTCCAATCAAAACCTATCGGGGCTACTTTATAAGATCGGGGCTCAGCA